CAGCGACAGCGCCTGGTCCATGCTGGGGGATTATACGTCCCCAGTCAACATCTCTGTTGACTTTGGCGAAGGTTTCGCCAAACAGCATTTCAGAAACACGCTTGAACTCGGCCAAGTAAGCCGGGTCCATACGCTCATCTGAAGCCCGAACATCGTGCTCACACTGAACATATTCCGACACCGCTAACCTCTCACGTTCCGCGGAGACGACCTTTCGGCCGCCACCAACGGAAAGGCTTGACCCTTCGGTCTCGCCGGGGAGGGCTATCTTACCAAACATCAGTGTTAACTGACGAATGGCATAGATTGCCTCGGTATCGGGATTGTCCAGAAGCACGCCATTACTAGGGTTGAACACACGACCATAGAAACCCTGCAGAAAAGCAGGGAGACTAGTAAATGGTGCCGTCTTAAAAGACGACGCCATCGAAGGGTCGACGAACCCGGACTCGAGCCACCTCTCGGTGGCCTTGCCCAGGTCAGCCAGGGTTACGGCCAAAAACCATAACCCCTCGTGTTCAGCCCGGGCCGCGACGGTTTTAATGTCGCGGGTGGCGCTAGTGCAGCATCGTACGGCTAATTCATTAGCCGTACTGGACCAGAGAGATATCAGGCTTTTCATGGACCCCCTCCTTTCGTTGGGGTAATCCATCCTTAGCCTGCGTCATTGCGCTCCGGATTAACAGTGATTAAAAATCACTGTTGAACCCAGCTCAATGAGTCGACCAAGGACCACTAATATAGCTAGCGTAATCGCGATAGCCTTAGGGCTAACGTAGATCCGCAAGTCAATAAAGCGGTCAGGATCGACAGGTGGCCATCTTCTCTCGGACTTCACTTCAATCCGAGAGTGAGACTTGTAAGCCATCTGATATTACTATCAGACGGAAAACAAGAAGGCAATAAGTTCTGCCTTCGGCCCCTCATGGCGAGTGTTAAACTCACTCGCCAAGTCATCGTTCACGACTCACCGCCTAGCAACTTGACGATGAGCGAATCGCTGTTGCCGGTAAACTGGTTTTTGAAGCCAGTGTACACGGCCAGCGCCTCCGCCGGGGTATACCCAGCCGGAGGCACATCGAATACCACGTAACAGGCCATGGAGACTTTCACGTTCTCCGAAGGCCTGAACGGGTCCGATGTGATCTTGGACGTGTCGGCTCGCAACATCCTCCGTGTCCGCTTGCCATAGGTATGGCTAGCGGTCATTTTGGTAAGCCCGTCGTTACTCTGGTACTCACTTTCGTCCTCCCCCACGCTGACGCGTGGGAGGGAGATCGTGGTACCCGAGATAACTAGGGTTTGCGGGTCGGCGAATGACATAGGCATCTCTCCTAAGGAGACCAGCTACGGTCCCCCTGCTGGCGTTTTAACGCGTGTAGCTTAACACTACTTACTCCGGGATAAACCCAGAGCAGCAGCGATGGCCAGTTGGCGCGGTGTAAAACCCGCCCAACTAAGGCCGAACCCAAAGGGTGTTGCCCGACGACGTTGTTTTGTCTCATTGAGATAAACAATTTTGCCGGGACGAGCATCGGAATAAAATCCGGTAGGCCCGTCGAATACGTACGTATCACGAACAAAAGAATGTTCCATGATATATCCGTAGACCAACACCTGACCGTCGCTAGCCCAATCCTGAAGGTTACCAATAAGGTCACCGACAGGGACGAACCAGTCCACGGCCCAGCTCCAAGGGGCAAGGTTCCATAGAGTTTCGGGACTCGGGTCCAAGCCAAAAACTTTCTTGGCTCGGACAGGCACCGCGACACCACCTACTGATAAAGGTAGGTGGTACGTGAATGCACCCGAGAACCAACGCTCAATACGCGTTTCACGCGTACGCAGAACCCTGCCTTGGTTAGTCTCGGTAAGGTTGCGAAGCACCTCATCATCAAAGCCTGCAAAGGCATTGAGATTTTGGTGACTCACAACAGTACTAACATCCGAGACTGTTGGGAATTTGAATCTCCTGCGGACAACCTTCCCGGCGTCTCGCCGATACTGCTCTACAGCAGCATCGGCTCGACGCATGGCATTCACTGTATCGCGAATGTCATTTACGAGAGGTTTCCAACCAAACTCGACGTTAAGGTATTCGTGTCCGATCGCTTTACGCGCTCGGCCGATACCCGCTTTCCAAAGCTCGGCTCCGATTTTATTCGGAGCTCCGTCTTTGGCAAGCTCGCCTAGTGTGGTTGATAAGTCCACAAGAGCATTAGTGGGTTTACACTGGGAAATGGCCTTCATGCCGTATACGTCTAATGCATTTTGTGCAGAAGACGCGTCCGGCGGCCACCCCGGTGAAATTTCGAAGGGGATGAAGTAGCCGTCATACTGCACGGCTCGCTTCAAGAACCCTCCGATGATCCCTTCACCAGCCATAGAAACCTGGCCGCCGATTAGGCGAGCAGACTTCTTACTGGTGTAGAAATCACCACCAATGTCACCCGAGGCGGCGCCGCGTTTTCTACGACGCCACCCAGGGTGATTCTCCGACACAGTTACCTGTGTCCCGTGAGGCCCTAAGGGATGCGGAGGTGTACTCACACGAGTAACACTCGTGGGATTTGCACCAACCGTATCCCATATGACCGTTCGACTCGGTACGGCCCCTCTAAAGGGGATGGCACGTTGTCGTGTACGGCTCATAAATGAGCACCCACGGCACCAG